GCTCGAGGCGCGGTAGCCCGCGGCCCTGACGAGACCAACCTTCAAGGAGACACCCGATGGCCAGCGCGCTCAGCACGCTCAAGTGGCTCGCCAACGTCCTGATCCAGCTCTGGGATCACGATCCGGGGGCGACGACCGCGAAGCTCGTCTCGCCCGACGGCGGGACCACGATCCGCTACCTGGACATGAGCCTCTACTCGCGCTTCGCGGTCGCGGCGTACCCGACCGTGATCGGGGGCGGGGGGCTCACGAAGCTGGAGATCGTCGCCTCGTCCGACGCCGCCTTCACGGCCCCGGTGGTCGTGAAGGACTCGGGCGTCATCGCCGCGGATGCCCTGGGGGATTGGGCGGTCCTCGAATGCACGGCCGAGGAGATCGTGCAGCTCGGCGACGACCTCCAGTACGTGGCCGGGCGCCTCACGCAGGCCACGGCGACCGACGAGGCTGCCGTGCTCTACCTGGCCAAGCCGCGCTTCACCCACAAGGACGTGACCCCGGCGACCACGATCGCCTGATGACGGGAGGCAGGGGGCGGGCCTTCCCGCCCCCGCACATCCATGAGCTGGAAGCGCACCCTCGATCCCGTGGCCGAGCCCGTCACGCTCGACGAGCTCAAGGCGAACACGCGCGTCGACACCGACGCCGCGGACGACCGCCTCACCACGCTGATCCAGGTCGCGAGGGACAACGTCGAGCGGATCACGGAGCGTGCGCTCCTCACCCAGACCTGGGAGCGGCGACTCGATCGCTTCCCGCGGGCGCCGTCGGGAATCTGCCTGGAGCGCCCGCCGCTCCAGTCGGTCACGAGCGTCAAGTACATCGACCCGGACGGCGTCGAGCAGACGCTCGATCCCTCGAAGTACACGGTGAACACGTTCCGCGAGCCCGGCGCGGTGTTCCCGGCCTACGGGGAGGCGTGGCCGGAGACCCGCGACGAGCCCGACGCCGTGCGCGTGGTCTACGTCGCCGGGTGGACGGAGGCCTCGAAGGTCCCGGCTTCGATCCGCGAGTCGATCATCCGGCTCGCCTCACTGTGGTTCGACGAGGACGCGCCCGTCGTGGTGGGGACCAGCGTCAGCGCGCTGCCCTACGACGTGGACGACCTGCTCGCCCCCTACCGGCTGAGGCGGCCCAAGTGATGCGCGCCGGACTCCTCAGGCACCGCGTGACCATCGAGGCCGACCAGGGCACGACCCGCAACTCGGTCGGCGAGCACATCGAGGACTGGCAGACCTGGGGGGAGGCCTGGGCCTCGATCGAGCCGCTCTCGGGCAAGGAGATCGACGACGCCCGCCAGGTCGCCGCGCGCGCCACGACCCGGGTCACGATCCGATACCGCGACGGCGTCCACGCCGGGATGCGCCTCGTGCACGACGGGGAGGTCCTGCACGTCGAGGCCGTGCTCAACGAGCGCATGGCGGACCACTGGCTGGTCCTGCTCTGCATGGAGGCGCCGTGAGCTCGCTTCGCTTCGACATCCGGGTCCTCGGGGACAAGCCGCTCTCCAAGGCCATGCGCCAGCTGCCCGAGAAGGTGGAGCGGAAGGTCCTGCGCACCGCCATGCGGACGGCCTTCAAGACGACGCTGGAGCGCGCCAAGGCGCGCGTGCCCGTGGGCTCAGGCGCCCTCAAGCGAAGCCTCAAGCTCCGCGCGCGGCGCGGCGGTCGTCGCAAGATCGCCTTCGCCATCTTCTCCGGAGGGAAGGACCAGCTGGGCGTGCCGGCCAAGACGAAGTCCGGCCGTCCCCGGGGCTACTACCCGGCCGCAATCGAGTTCGGCTGGAACGCCGGCAGCCGTCCCGTGCCCGAGCGCCCGTGGATGCGCGCGGCGCTCAAGGAGTCCGAGGCGCAGGTGCTCCAGAAGCTCCGCCGCGAGCTCTGGACCGGCATCCAGCGGATCGCCAACGAGTCGAAGGGAGGCGCAGGATGAGCGTCGACGTGCTCGAAGGCTTCCCGGCCTGGGTGCAGGGCGAGCCCACCGTGACCGCGCTCCTCTCGGACCCCGCTGCGGTGTTCCCGTCGTGGGCACCGGAGGAGGCCCTTCGCCCGTACCTGGTCTTCCACCTCGGAAACGACCAGAGCCACCACCACATGAACGGGAACGCTGGCGTCGCGAACCCCCTGCTCCAGGTCGAGTGCTGGGCCGATGACCTCGGGAGTGCCCGTGCGCTGGCAGACGCGCTCGACCTGCGTCTCAACCACTTCCGCGGCGACCTCGGCGGGGTCTTCGCCCAGGGCGTGTTCCGCCGCGACCGCCGCACCGGGGTCGCCGACCCCGACGACGGCTCGGGCACGCGCCGTCACGTCGTCGAGCTGCACTACGAGGTCTGGCGCTCCACGTAGGGCGCCGAAGGAGAGAACCCCATGACCGCCCGCATCGGCACCGGCACCACGATCACCTTCGGGACCTCGGGCTTCACGGCCGAGATCGTCGGCATCTCGATCGACGGCATCAAGCGCGAGTCGATCGACGTCACGCACCTGGCCACGCCCGTCGCCGGCGCCGGCGAGGTCGGCTCGCGCGAGAAGATCCCGAGCAAGCACGTCGACCCGGGGCAGCTGAAGCTCACCTGCCACTACGACCCCGACACCGACCCGCCCATCCGGGGCGCGAAGGAGACGGTCACCGTGACCTACCCGCTGGAGGAGGGGCAACTCACGCCCGCCTCCGAGGAGGGCGACGCGTTCATCGTGGACGTCGGCGTCGAGGTGCCGCTCGAAGACAAGATGATGCGTTCGATCACGATCGAGCGCTCCGGCCCCTGGACCCGCACGGCTTCCACGTCGTAGCCGAAGGAGACACGCATGTCGAAGCCGCTCACCGGCGAGGAGATCCTCGCGCTCAACGACCGCAGGGTCGAGATGGTCGCCTGCCCCGAGTGGGGTGGGCACGTCCACGTCCGTTCCCTCTCGGGCGAGGAGCTCGACGGCTGGGAGGTCGAGCAGTACGAGCGAAGCCGCGTCGAGAGGGAGGAGGGGCAGGACCACCAGGCCATGCTCCGAAACCTCCGTGCACGGCTCGTGGCACGCTGCGCGTGCGACGAGTCCGGCCGGGCGCTCTTCACACCCGAGCAGGCGCAGGCGCTCGGGCAGAAGAACGGGAAGGTGCTCAAGCGGGTCTTCGACGCCGCGCGCAAGCTCAACGGCATGACGCCCGAGGACGAGCAGGAGCTCCTGGGAAACTCCGAAAGCGGCCCGAGCGACGGTTCTGGTTCCTGATCGCCAGGACGCTGGGTTGCTCGGTCCGCGAGGCGCAACACCGCATCGACGCCCGGGAGTTCGCCGAGTGGCGGGCGTACTACCGGCTGGAGCCCTGGGGTGAGGACCGCGGCGACCTGCGGACCGCCATCCTCGCCTGGCTGCTGGCGCCGACGCTGCTCCGGGGCACGAAGACCTGGCGCGTGAAGGACTTCCTCGCCCGGGACTTCCTCGGGCTCCTCGAGCAGGAGGCGGCGCCGCCTCCCAAGCCCCGGTGTGTCAGCGCGAAGCGGATCCAGCAGGTGTTCTCGGCGTGGACGGGAAGAGGAAAGGACGGGTAGGCAGTGGCCACGATCGGCTCCATCGCCGTCAGCCTGCGCGCCGACACGAAGAAGTTCGTCTCGGGCATGGGCCGCGCCACCGCCACGCTCAAGCGCTTCTCGACGGGCATCCCCGGCGTCTCGGCGCTCACGGGAAAGCTCGGCCTGGCCCTCGGGGCGCTGACGGGCGGCAGCCTCGCCTACTTCATCAAAGCCCAAGCGGACGCCATCGACGCCTCGGCCAAATTCGCCGACCGCGTGGGCGCCACGACCGAGGGGCTCGTGGGGCTGGAGCACGCCGCCCGGATCTCGGGCTCCTCGACGGGGGCGCTCCACAAGGGCCTGGAGCGCATGGTCCGGACGCTCGGCGAGGCGGCGTCGGGCGAACAGATCGCCGTGGAGGCGCTCGACGCGCTCGGGCTCTCGGCCGAGGACCTGATCGGGCTCCAGGCCGAGGACGCCTTCGCCGCGATCGCCGACCGGCTGAACACGCTCGCCGACGAGAGCGACCGCGTGCGGCTGGCCTACGACCTCTTCGGGCGCTCGGGCGTGGAGCTCTTGAACACCGTGTCCCTGGGCTCGGACGGCATCGCGAGGATGCGCAAGGAGGCCGACGAGCTGGGCCTCACGTTCACGCGCCTGGACGCCGCCAAGGTCGAGGCCGCCAACGACGCCTTCACGCGGCTGGGCGAGATGATCCAGGGCGCGGGGCGCGCGGCGGCGATCGAGCTCGCGCCCTACATGGAGGTCGCCTTCCGAAAGCTCGTGGAGTGGGGCACCGCGGGCGAGGGCATGGGCGCCAAGGTCGTGGGCGCCATCGAGTGGATCGTCTCGGCCGTCGGCACCGTGATCGACATCTTCAACGTCTTCAAGGGGATCGTGCAGACCTCGGTCGGCATCTCGATCTTCGCATTCGGCGGGCTCACGAAGGCGATCGGCGTCGTGATCAACGCGGCCGAGCGGCTGGTCGAGATCCTGACGCTCGGCTTCGTGGACGGCGAGATCGGCAAGGGCATCGAGAAGTTCGCCGACGACCTCCTCGACACCGCCGGGGACATGGTCGACGCCGGGACGGACGCCATTCGGGCGGGCTTCGCAGGCGAGGCCGGCGACGAGTTCCTCGCCGCACTCCGCCAGATCAAGGAGGAGGCCAACGCCGCGGCGGAGGAGACGCTGCGCCTCGCCGAGGCCGGCAAGGGCACGACGTCCTCGGCCGACCTCGCCGCGCAGGCCGACGAGCTCGAACGGCAGTCCGAGGCGCGCCGTGCCGCCGCGAGCGAGGCCGAGCGCGAGGCGAAGGCGCTGGAGCAGCTCGCCCGCACGACGAAGGAGCGCCTCGACCGCGAGGAGCGCATCCTCGCCATGTCCCAGGAGGAGCGCCAGTGGGCCGACGCCCTCTTCGAGATCGAGGAGCTCCGGGCCGCGGGGCTGGAGGAGCTGGCCGACC